GCCGTTACAGCCCATGTGGATGCACCAACATCTGCGTATAGCGATGTTACTGTTGCAGTACCTACGATTGCCGTAGTACCTACACCAGCACCCCGTTTAATTACGCCCTCGATATACCAACCTTTTGTATCTCCAGCCCCTGTAACTCCCGCTACTACCTCTCCACGGAAGTAATAAGCAGAGTTGTTGGGTAGGATTACTTGGTTGGTTGAGCCAGCGGCATTGGTATCTGATACTAAAACAGATGGTGTTGCATCCGTAGTTTGTTTGTATAAGACTAAAAGACTTACTTGTGTATTTCCTAATGAAGCAGGGCCATTATTTGCAGCAGTTACAAAATTACCAGTTATTCCTCTTGATGTACCAGAAACACCAAATACATTTGAATAATTACCAGTTGCATAATTTGTATAACCGCCTAATACCGATGCTCCTATTGCAGTTGCTTGGTTTCCATAACCGCCGCCAATAGTAGAGATTGCACCACTTGCAAGGTTTCCACTTATTGCACCGCCACCATAAGTACCACCACCACCTATAAATGAACCTATGCCACTTGCAGTATTTTTAATACCGCCAACAATTGCAGATGAATCCCCACTAGCCACGTTCCTATTCGCAGCAGTACCAGCATCTCCACCACCACCGATAAAAGAATAAGAACCCGTGGCTTGGTTGTTTCCTCCTCCTACTACTACTCCGTGAGGTGTGTAGAAAGATAGGGTTGGTGAACCAGATGCGTTAGCGTTTTGAGATAGGGTTAGTGATGTTCCTGAAATGGCGGCAACGTAAGTAAAGTTAGGTATGCCTGTACCATTTATAAATTGACCAACTTTAATTGAAGCATTAGAGCCAGACAATGTAACTGCTGTACTTCCACTTGTAACTGTTGTTGTCGCCTGTGTTGTTACTGCTGAATTAGAAGTACCACTATTTGTATCGCCGTTACCAATAAAATTAAAATATCCTGCCGCAGTATTGTTACGCCCAGAAAAAACACTTGCGTAATATCCTGATGCAGTATTCCCGTTCCCAGTTCCAACATAAGAAACTGTGGCAGAAGCAATATTTCCTAATCCAGAACCAACACCACCATATCCACCAGTAGCTCTATTATCATAACCACCAGAAACTACCCCATAAGAAGAAGATGCAACACTTGCCGCACTACTTCTACTTGTCTGCCAATCAACAGCATTAGCACCCCTAGCATTACCACCCGTAGCACTAGAGTCTGTCTTTTGTGCTTGTAGCGCACCAGTTCCTAATGGCTGTAAAACAAGAGGTGTGTTAGTACCGCCTGCGGCATACACGCCTGGGTAACTTGCATCCCCAATCGCTTGCACATAAGTTGTGCTTCCATTGGCTAAAGTGGCAGTTCCTGTGCTTATCAGGGTTGTGAATTTACCCGTAGAAGCAGTTGTCGCACCTACTGGAGAGTTATCAACAGTACCGTTTACTATCGTGACTGACGGGTTTCTTACTGCCATTCTTGTATCGCTAAGTTAGAAGATGCGTTGGCTGCTATGGCATTTACTGCCGCAGTCGTAAAACTGTATTCGTCTAAATTGAATGTCCCGCCTGGGTACAAAGTAATCCCGCTATTCAAAACCGCAGTAGCACCAAACCCAAGGCTAATGTTTCCAGTACTTGTGTTGGTCAAGATTAAGCCTTTTCTGCTACTGTTGGATGCTAATGCTTGGGCAGAACTTGTACCTACTGTGGCATAAGTAGGGCTATTGGCAGTCAGCGCAGTCTTAGTACTTACTACCGAATCATTAGATACAGTGACTCTAGGAATACCCGCACCACTTGCGCCTGTTCCTGTCACTACATTACTGCCACCAAATTGAGATACATTGACAGTAGCACTAGCACCCGCAGCCGTCACATTTAAGTTACCAGACGCATCTGCACTAGCATGGATGTAGGAAAGGGAAGAAGGTTGCCAGATAAAGGCTGCCGTGTATAACGCCCCTCCAGAGGACGATATAGCATTTCCTGACCCGTCTAAGACACCAGTCTTGGTGAAGTAAGCCACCCACCCCGCAGTAGCTGAATAGATGAATTGGTTAGCAGTATCAGTCTCAACAAAGAGACTGCCAGGCATGATGCTGTTGGTTGGTTTTGTGTCAGTCGATAAACCGTTGTATATCGTCTGATTACCGCTAACTATCGAGTAAACGGTCATTCTTTCTTCTCACCCACATGAATACCAGTAATTAAACCGATAAATCCACCCACAATGGTTTGGAAGGCTGGCCCAATAATATCGAATACCAGTTTGTCATCAACAGTCGGGTCAAAGATGGCTTGCATAAACATATAGATCATGCAAGCAACTACCGCCATAAGGGATATGCTTGCAATCAAGGTTACTACTTCTTTAATTGTCCACTTCATTGCTTACTCCTTACTTGGTTGTAGATGTCGATACAGGCGTTGAGACTGCGGATGGCGTTGTCCCCGTCTGCTGTGATGGAGACAAGAGATTTAGAAGCCTCTGGGTCAAGTTCGGCTCTACTGGTCGTATCTCTGGCGGTAGAGGAGGAATCTGAGCAGGTTTGAACGGAGCGGGTGGCGATAGATAACCGCAACTGCCCAGAAGCAATGTCAGACTGCAACTTAGTAACCTGATTTTTGGCATTGTCATTAGCCTTCCTTAATTCAATAGAGTGAGTATCCACTAACTCTTGCATCTGCTTTTCTTTTGATCTCTCAATCAGATTAAGCATAGCCACTTCCGCTTCTTGCTCTACATACGCCTCATGGTGTCCATAGAAATAAGAACTTATTACTAAAGACAATAAACTAACTAGAACCCAAGGATTAGTGAGACTGAACATGGTTTTCCAATTCTTTCTTGAGTTTCCTCAATTCCTTGCGTTCTTGTTTGATCTCGTTTTTCATCCACAAAGTCTCCATGTAAGCCACAGAAGTCACAGCAACAATAACGCACAAAGCCAACAAAATCAAGACAAAGGCAATAAGTCTGAGCGTCCCGTAATCGTTTTTACTTGCCACATTATCCATCCAAGTACTAAAAAGATAAACACCGCCCCCACCACTCCCGCTACTGTCTCAATTAACGCAATCTCTTCCCTCTCCTTTTGCCATCTAGCCTGTCTAGCCCTACGGATCATCTCAGACCTTGCCCACGCCTGTTCTTGTTCAATCTTGGCGTACATCTTTAAGAATCTGCTATACAAGTCCTTGAGTTCTGCTGGCGCATACACCATCGCTTCCCTCGTCTGCTCCATCAACTTCTCCATTTGCAACTCAATCAAAGCCCTCTCAATAGCCTTCTTTGAGGTGTTTTGCTCAGGATTAAAGTTGGTCTTAGACTCCTCTTCAAGCTCTAAATAGTGGCTATTGATCTGCTGTTGGGTGTCAAACAAAACCCCAAGTTTCTCGCCAATATCCTTGATAAGCCTGAGTTCAAGTTCCTCGTAAGACTGTTGTTTCTTTGTCTTTTTGACAACTTTTGGCTCAGAAGTCTTAATTTCTGGTTTTTTGTCAAACAAGCCAACCAACCACTGCCAAACTGCCTTAATCCCTTTGAGGTCATCAATAACCCCCTCAACAGTAGATTTGGCGTTCTCAAGCTCCATCCTTCCTTGGTGGAGCATCTCGCACCCGCTTTTGATAAAAGCGAATGCTCCTTGCGCTGCCATAAGGAGAGAGAAAGGATCAATCTCAGACCCCGACTAACTTCTTGATAATGTCCGCAGCCACATTGGGGCCAAGCAGAACACACGCCATAGTGATGTATTGCAAGACTTCGATGCGTTGCATACGGGTTTCTATGTTCTTGTATCTTTCAGCACATACTGCTTCATGTACTGCAATCTTTGTTTCTGCATCCATTATTGGTTCTCCTCTGCTGGCTCTGGTGTATTGCCTTCTTCCAGCCACTTTAAATAGGCTTGGTAGTCTGTGTTAGCGGGGTCAAATGGGATATTTGCCATGTCTGACAAACGAAGCACTACTTGAGTACCGCCGTATGGGTTGTTAGTTAATTTGTACATTTATAACTCCGCAGTTGCTACAGCATGACCGTATATCCAAACAGGTGCATTTGCTAATCCGCAATTTAAATACGACCTTCCACCTCGCGTACCAAATGAATCTGTAGCTACTGTTGCTGTTGAAGATGAGCCTAACCGTTCAAAATTCCAAGACCCCACCGTACCTGTAGTGGTGTAATAAGTTAATGTTGGAGACGCTCTTTTTTCAACAGCAAACCTCCAGTCAACAGAAGTATTGTTGCCATTATCTGATGCTGAACCAGGGGCAAGGCGACCAACCGCAGTATTTGTACCCGCAACAACATCTATGTTGTATGTTTTTTCAAAATACCTTTGACACAAAGCCAACTCAGTTGTAAATGGTCTGTAATCAAACGATGTTGCGGTACTGCCTTTTTCTAGTTGTACGCCTGTGATGTAAAAGGTTGCGCCATTTGTACCGACTACGCTTGTTGCGCCTGTGGCTGTAAATTTAGCACCAGCCGCCCATGCCCCAGCAGTTCCGCTATATGTAGAACCAGCACCAATTCCAAAATTAACTTCCATTCCAAGACCATTTGTTTTTAACCAAGTTCCAGATTGGTCACCAGCAATAGTTATGGTTTTGTATTCAAATGTATTTGCCGAAGAAATTGTGTAAGTAAATGGATAATTTCTATCTTCTGCGCCATTAACCAATGCGCCTCCAAATGTTCCAGTTAGGCTAGAACGAACCCAAAAAGACAATGTAACTGTTTGTGCATTTGCAGTACCCCACCCCAAATCTGCAACGTTATAACCCTCAATGTATTGGATGAACAAAAACAAATCTGTACCACTTGCAGTATACGCAGAAGTAGAAGTAATCAATGTTGAATTTGTAAATCCAGCGGGTGCAGTAGAAGATTGTTGAACAGTAAATTTACCAGCCACGTTTTGATAGGCTCTCCATCTATCCAATGTATATGTGCCAGTTGTAGGAGTAACACTAGCCCCCGCATTTCTCTGGTCAATAACCATCGCACCATTGATGATGCGGTTCTTAAAGCCGTTGTAACTTTGTGATGATGTATTAGTTGCGCTACCGCCTAACAAAATAAATTGCGTTCCGTCATATACAACCATCACCAATGAACCAGACGCTAACTGACCGCTTGACAATGAAGAAGCATCAGGATTCAAAATGTTCTTTGTACCCAAACTGTTGACATTTAAGGTTGATGCTCCCGTATTAGCATTAGCCACCTTCATCACTACAGTCAATCCTGCCGTGTAAGAAGAAGGTATCACACCAGTAGGAAATGTCACTACATACGCATTTGCACCACCACTATCTACCAAGTAGTTTGTGTAGTTATTAGGGTTGTTCAGAAATGAGGCAACTTGGCTAAAGTTTGTGTCTAGCAAAGACAGAGCAATATTGCCACTTTGTGTAGCAAATGTATTGGTTGGTATTAACTGCGATCCTGACATTTATGTTCCCCACAAAGAGCGTTTTTCAAACTGCCACATCATTCCTTGGATAGTAAATGCGGGAGTACTTGATGATACTGTTGCACCATAATAATGTCCAATCATGGACACATCTTGCCTAAACCATGTATACCCAGTAGCCAACCACCCTACAGTCTGGCTAGAGTTATTGACCCAATTTACCGCATTTCCTGAGTTATTGACCCATGTCACAAGAGAAGTAGATGCAAGGGTATAGGCTTGTGTAGCTAACTCAGAATCCATGCTTGCTGACAAAGACGATACGGCTGCGGGAAGAATAGTCTCAATCCCGTACTTAATTACCTGTTTGTCTTGATACGGAACACCGTCATCGTAGAGCTTTGTAATCATTTGCCACGATACAGTTCCAGAAGTGTTACCAAAACATCTGTAAATATTCACCCCATCCGACCCATACAGATAGTCTGTACCCGCAATATTGTTAGTCCAGACATACTTCAAAGACCCGCCTTGACTAGCAACAAACCACTTCTTGTTGAAATAGACGCACAAAATAGGTCTAGAACCTAGACTTGGGTCTTGGTAAGTAAAGGATATTGCTAGACAAAAGATGTTGTAGATGTAGCAAGAACCTATGCTTACAGGCTTGGTAAAGTCTACAAGAGAGAAAATATTGTCTAACTCGTCTGACGCTTTCTTAGGCGTTGCACCATACAAAGCGTATACACCTGACTTGTTGGCAAACCAGATAGCTCTGTAATACGGATAAATAGCATTAGCAAGGTTTGTACCAATAGATGCAGAAATATTGGTATTAGAGAAGACTGTAGCCGATCCTGATACCCGTACATCTGCAATCACGTTGACTGAGTTGTCACCAAAAAAATACAGAAAGTTGTTGGCTGACAATAATTGATTGATGTTTCCAATAAGTGTTTCGTCTGTAATGATGGTATTTCCACCATAACTAGCACCAGTAAAGTCTGAATAAGACGCTGGCGCAGAGTAGTTCAAAGTACGCCCATTTCCTATCCAAACACGCCCTCCATAGGTCGCAATCGTGGTTCCCGCAGTAGGCGCAGAAGTAGTACCGCCTAAGTTTGTCAGGGTTGTGCCATCCCATCCCTTGTAACCATTGGGATCAATTATCAAAATGCGTTCATTCTTCCACTGAGCAATGCTTGTAGAAGTGCCTGAGAAAGTAGACGCTGCCGCTATTGTGGTAATCGTGTAGGGTGACGAGGCTTGTATCTGATATGCAGCACCATCTGTTGTTGCTACAAAGATGTATGAAGTACCAGATATGTTGTACGGAGCATAGAAATAACCCGTACCTGAGTGGCTTACCAGAGTAGAAGTCTGCGCGGGGACTACTCTAGCGTTAGCGTACCCAATCGGTATTACATTCTCAATCCAAGAGAATTGTTGGTCAGCAATGCCTTGCCGAGCGGCTTGCGTGTTTATCCCACCAAAGTCCCGAAAGACTTTGTGTAGCTTAGTGTCTTCGCCTGGGACTTTAGGAATACTGGGCATATCATGTGTAAGGGTTAGGCATCAACCTTGTATAGACTTGGTTAATTGCTTCTATCGCCTTTTGTTTGTAAGCATTCTGGAAAGTCTCAGACTCACCATAACTCTGCTCTTTTTCCTTGGCTTTGTAGCAAGCATAGTACGCTACAGGTGTAGTAAACGGATACTGCAACTCTTCTGTAGTCGTGTCATCTACCAAGTCAACAGGAATATAAGATATATCCCACTCAGAATAGTAAGTCTGGTCTGGAATAGGTTGGATGTAGATAGTACCCGTAGAAGTACCCATACGGCTCATGGCGGCAGGTCTAGAAGACTGGGATACCCAAGTCCTCATCTGTGCATTGAACTGCGTCCAAGCCATCTGTATCAGTGGAATACGGGTTTGTCCCCATATCACTGTAATATTCAAAACGTCAATCGCCCTCGACCCGTAAGTCGGTAGAGCGGTTGCAATAGGATAGGTTTCCTGACCAGTAGTCAGTGTAGCCGTAACGAGTGTTCTGAGACACTTTGTGTCAGCCGCAAGTTTCTTCCTTCCATCATTGATGAAAGTGTTTAACTCGGCATCCGTCCAAAAGTTGCCATTGGCATCATGGAGAAGCCTTCTGCATTCCAAACGGTATTCTGACAAAAGCATAGCATTTAACTCACCATTGAGGCCATCTTAGCCAACAGATTTTGTGCTGGAGGGTTGACGGTTACTTCCCGTGGATTTGGTTGAGTTTCCTCTTCCTCGTCCACGGGGTTCACCACAGGGGGTTCCTCTCGCAGAGGTTCTGCGACCATCATTTTCCCTTGCAAGAACTCAAACTTATCAAGACGCTCAAAAGCCTCTTTCAATCCACCTGAGTTGGCTGCCCAACCCAAACGAATCATGTTTGCAGTCTTGTCTTCCAATCCATACCCAAAGATATGTGTAGCTGCTTCGACAGGACATTCAACTAGTTTTCCCTCTGGAAAAACATAGTCAACCCCATCGTAACGATCTTGAAAATCCGACCCATTGTTATTTCGGACAAAAATCATCTAGTTTCCCCTGTAGATGCTGATTAGAGCGGTGTTACCAAAATGGTATCAATGTTGCCACCCAAAGCCAATGTTCCTGTAGGAGTTGACGTTGGAGCTGCGGTTGTCCATTGGAAAGCAGGGACGATACGAGTCAATGTGGTTGTAGAACCAATCAATTCGTGTAATCCACCGTCAACAATGGTCATTGCAGATGCTACACCAGAAGATGTAGTGATCGTGCCGTAGCCTGGGCGTGGTGTAAACAATCCACCTTCAATAGCAGGGTTGACTGGAGCATTTGTCTTGCTTGGAGCCAACACTTGAGATTGAATAGTGAATGCACCAGTGTTGTCAGTCAAGTTGGCAGAACCACCAGAAACAGACGAAATACCAGTTGCAGACATACACATCACAGACGTAGCCGCGCCAGACGAACCTGCTGAAGCAGAGAACGAAATGGTTGGCACAGCAGCGTAGCCAGAACCACCTTCAGCCAATGTCAAAGCCGTAATACGACCAGAGAAGCCAGAAGTGTCAATGGTTGCTGTCAATACTGCGGTTGTTACTGCGGTATCCAAAGGATGTGCCACTACAGTGATAGTAGGAGCAGTTGTGTAGCCAGCACCTTGGTTTGTCACTACGACTGTACCAATACCACCGCTAGACAATGCAGACACATAACCAGTTGCACGAACACCACCAGCAGGAGGATCACTGAAGATCAAACTTACTGGGCGTGTGTAACCTGCGCCAGCAGTAGTCACTGTCACTGTAGTGCTGATAGCACCACCGACAACCACGTTGAACTTAGCAATAGAACCAATCAAAGAACTCTGTGCGCCAGAAGCCGAGGCTGTAGCAATCACATAGTTAGTTTGTGAGGAAGTAGTGCTAGAAGCAGGATAGATACCGTTAGGGTAGCTTGATCCACCGTTAGTTACAAACGCGCCTACAGCAGTACCAGTAATGTTTTGCACACGGTAGTTAAAACCGTCTGAAGAAACAATCAATGTGTCGCTGTTTGTAGGAGTTTGAACAGGTCTGTAAGTCTGGGTAACAGAGTCATACGACTGCACAGCAGTGTATGGGCCTAAGTTAATCAGGTATTGACCAGAAGGAATCTGGTATGTACCACCCGTGTGAAGGGTGATTGGTTGTGAGGTAAAGGCTGAGGAGCGTTGTCCTGCGCCAATTAGTTGAATACCCATTTATGTTCTCCTTAGATGGTCAAGCTGTTGAAACCAGAGATGCGTGTCATAGCTTTTGGCTTAGTCACGACCAATTCAGCCACGTTAACCATCGCACCAACATAACCTAATTGCCAGTTAGACAAGGTAGATTCAAAGCCAGTGAAAGCAAACGAGGCTTGCTCATGGATGTACAAGTTAGCGTAGTTGCTGTTAATCAGATACATAGTACCTTCTGGACAGTATGGATCAGCAAAGATTGGAATACCTGCAACCATCAAGGCGCGGAATGCGCTAGATGGGCCGTTGCTGTCTGTACCAAAACCCATTGGCTTGTTTGCATCAATCATGTAAGTCTCTTGACCCACAAAGTCTTGTGCCAACAATGTCCATGTACCAAAACCGCATACACCGAATGTAGGCAACTCAGCACCGTTCTTCACAGTACCTGAGATGTATTGGAGTACGTTTTGACGGGTAGGGTTAACGTTACCTGCTGTGTAAACCTTGGATTTCCACCAAGTGTTTGCAGTACGGTTAATGTTTCCGTATGTCACCAAGTTTGTACCATCATCAATCGCACCAGGCAATCCAATGAATTGCTGTTGGTTGGTGTAGTTGTTGTACAAAGCGGTAGACATTACGTCCATAGTCGCGTTAGTAGCGTCATTCATACGGGCTTCAATCAGAGGGATCACAGCGTGATCTAACTGAACGATACCTTCCATTCCGAGGAACGGGATAGGAGTGACGTTTAACTTCAAGTTGAACTCAGAAAGGTATGCACCTTGCTGAACTGAAGGTTGGTTGAATGCGCCTGAGTAGTCAGACCATTGCGAGTTCACGAAAGCCGCGCCCTGCACTGGAACTGATACAGAAGACACACCGCCCACTGCTTGTTGTGAATTTCCGATCAACGCTGCCAACAATGGTGTACTGTTGTAGAGCTGAACAACCAATTTAGGCACGAAAGCACGACGAGTAACGTAAGTCAACTCATTTGCAATACTGCCTGATGGGATAATACCTGCACCCAAAACTGCCATGATTTATTCTCCTTAAAATTCGACGGTGAAGTTTATTTCCCTGTACCCCCGTACACAGGAACCCACCTCACCGTCTACAAGAGTGGGTTTTCCAAGAATCATACTAACCGACCTGCACGACCAGAGATCACATCACTGATCGCACTCATAGCCTCACCACGCGACCACTGGTTCAAACCAGTCTGACCACTGCTCTTCATCTTGTCAAACGCATTCGTTGGCAAAGTGATAGGAGTCATGGTGTGAGGCGTGGGTGTTGCTGTTTGTTTCTGCATTCTAAAAAACTCAGCCGCAGTCTCATGCGAAGGAATTTGCTTCTCAAGCATCATCTTCTCAATTTGATCTACTTCATCCTTTTTAAAACCTTGCTCAAAAAGAACATTTCTCTTTGAATTTACTTTGTCTTCCCATTGACGAGTCTGTAATTGCTGTTCCAGTGAATTAACCTTGTCAATCAATGGTTTAGCCATAGTCCTCATCTGATCTTTGAGATC